AAGACTTGCAACGATTAAAAGATAGCATCAACGATTTATCACTGGTAACGGACACACAAGACCTTTACTTCCGGAAAGGCCAGTTGGACATTCTTGAACTAATCTTACGACGCAAGCAAACCTGCGATGAAGTCTATAAGCAGTTGGAGGAAGAAGAATGAAACGAATGTTTGAATTCGTATGCGAAGACGGACACGTATTCGAGAAACTGATTGACGATGATATCCGTAGCATGAAGTGCATCCACTGTGACACTACTGCTACTCGCGTTGTTTCTGCCCCTCGCGTGAACCTAGAAGGCATTACCGGGGCTTTCCCTGGTGCTTACAGCCGATGGGAGCGTGTGAGGGCGGAGAAACAGCAACAAGAACGCAAGAAGGCCGCCTCTCACGGCGAATAACCTGATTGCATTAGATTATCCTAGAACCCGCATGGGCAGGAAAGGTTAGGTATGGCTCTTATTGAAAATGAAGAACTGTCTCAGCAAAGCGAATTAGAGGCAGTCGAACAACAACAGGCTCAAGCAGCCGCTGCACCAGAAGCTCCCAAGATTCCCGATAAGTACAAGGGCAAGAGTCTTGAGGAGATTGTGACTATGCACCAAGAAGCTGAAAAGCTCATTGGTCGTCAGGCACAAGAGGTGGGTGAGGTTCGACGATTAGCTGATGAGCTACTGAAGCAACAACTCTCTCAACGTAAAGAGAAGCCTCCAGAAGTAGAAAACGAATTAGACTTTTTTGAAGACCCCAAGACAGCGGTTCAAAACGCTGTAGCAAACCATCCTGATGTTCTTGCTGCAAAGCAGGCTACCATGCAAATGCGTCAATTACAGACGCAAGCAGCACTAGCTAAAAAGCATCCGGACTTTGCTAATGTGGTTCAAGACCCTGAGTTTGCAGCGTGGGTTAAATCCTCTCCGATGCGCGTGAACATGTACGCACTGGCTGATGCACAGTACGACTTTAACGCTGCTGATGAGTTGATTTCTACCTTCAAGGCAATCAAGGGTGTACGAACTAACGAAGCAGTTACCGCTGCCAAAGAAGTACGGCAAACAAACATGAAAGCCGCTGCTGTCGATGTTGGTGGAACTGGGGAGTCTTCTAAGAAAGTTTATCGCCGTGCCGACCTTATCCGGCTACGCATGACAGACCCTGCGCGATACGAAGCCTTACAACCTGAAATCATGGCTGCGTACGCTGAAAACAGGGTTAAATAAATTAACTTGTTTTAGGAGAATCAAATGCCTTTAGGTACCGATCAAGTCACCGTAACTACCGCAGCAACATTCATTCCGGAAATCTGGAGTGATGAAATTGTTGCTGCTTACAAGAAGTCGCTGGTTGCTGCGAACCTCATCAAGAAGATGAGCTTCAAGGGCAAGAAGGGCGATGCTGTGCATATCCCCGCGCCTACCCGTGGTAGTGCTTCCGCTAAGGCTGCTAACACTCAGGTTACCCTGATTGCTGCAACCGAAGGCGAGCGTGTTATCACGATCAACCAGCACTGGGAATACTCGCGTCTTATCGAAGACATCGTGGAAGCCCAAGCCCTGTCGTCGCTGCGTCAGTTCTACACGGACGACGCTGGCTACGCTCTGGGTCTGCAAGTGGACACGAGCATCATCCGTCTGGGCCGTGGCGTGCAAGGCGGCAACGCTTCTAACGCTGCCTACGCTGGTGCTTTCTCTGGCGCTGACGGCACGACGGCTTATGTGGCCGGTTCCAACACGGGTTCTGGCGCTCTGACCGACGCCGCTATCCGTCGTTCTATCCAGCGTCTTGACGACCAGGACGTGCCGATGGATGGTCGTTTTCTGCTCGTTCCCCCGTCTACCCGTAATACCCTGATGGGCATCGCTCGTTTCACCGAGCAGGCTTTCGTGGGCGAAATGGGCAATGCTAACACCATCCGTAACGGCGAAATTGGCAACGTGTACGGCATCCCCGTGTTCGTGTCCAGCAACGCTGATACGACCTCTGGCACGACTGCTACCCGTATCTGCCTGATGGCTCACAAGGACTTCGGCGTGCTGGTTGAGCAAGTTGGCGTTCGTAGCCAGACCCAGTACAAGCAAGAGTACCTCGGTACGCTGTTCACCGCTGACGTTCTGTACGGCGTGGGCGAACTGCGCGACGGCGCTGCTGTTGCTCTGGCTGTTCCGGCCTAAGTAAACAACTAGGGAGGACTCCTGCGGGGGTCTTCCCTTTTTGTCATTGGAGAATTGAATGAAATTCATGTGCAAATATTCTGGCTCAGTTTACTCGTTTGAGTTTGAGCACGACATCAAGGCAATGCTGACGCATCCTGACTATGTTAAAGTAGACGAAGAAGAAGTCAAAGAAGAAGAATCTGCGCCTAAGCGTGGTCGTCCTGCTAAGAAAGACGAAGAATGAGACAAGTATCCGTAGGTAACAACCTAACAGCCGCGACAAAAACCACTGTTTACACTGTTCCTACGGGTTATTATGCTCTGTGGAACTTGTGTTATATAGTGAACCACACGGGCAACAATAAAACCATTGATGTGTTCTGGTACGATAAAAGTACCACTACCGAGATTAAAGTATTAGATGGCTATCTTTTAAGCCCTACAAATTTCTTGAAGTTTGACGGTGGCGCATACATTGTATTAGAAGAAGGCGACGAGGTTAGAGTAGAAGCTGAAGCAGCTTCTAGCATGAGCACGATCAACACCTTTGAAGTCATAAGGAAAGCATAATGGCGATCTATATTCCTCCTGAAATTGTAAACGCTACTCCGGCTGAAAAAGCACAGCTTTACAATTCTTTGCTTTCTCAAGGCTATTCTGATGCAGAGATTAGGCAGGCTACTGGCGCTCCTTTAGACGCAAACTGGGTAATGCTTCAACAACTGGCAGCTCAACAGTTGACCCCCACACAGAATTTCTCAGGCTTATTTAGTTCTGGTAATGTGCTTGAGGATCAGGCACAACAAGTTTTAGCCGCTAGTGGCAAAGCCAATGATCCGCGATTCGCTGACGCAATCGTCGGCAGCTTTGTTCAAGACGGTGTTACTTACAACGTCCAAGGTGACGGATCAATCCAAGGTATTATTGAGACACCTACTGGCGCATACTTAGCTGGTGGATTTACGCCTACTGGCGAACAAGCCACGGAGCAGTTAAGCACACGCTTTGAAGAGACTGACCTAGACCGTGCATTAGGTATTTTAGCAAACGCTGCTATTGCTGCCGGTACTGGTCTGGCTCTTGGCCCTGCCGGTGTAGGTGCTTTAGGTGTTCCTGGCGCGGCTGCTGCTGGCGCTGGTCTTACAAATCTTGTTAACACCGCCGATCTTGAGTCTGCACTAAAAGCTGCTGCTTTAGGTGGCGCAACTGCTTTTGGTTTAGGAGAACTACTTCCTATCGGAGCAGCAGCAAACACTGACGCTGCTTTTATCGCCGCAGATGCCGCACAGTTAGCTGCCCAAGGACTCGGTGAAGCACAGATCAATACGGTATTGCAGGCTGCTGGTGTGGCCCCTAGCGTTGCAGGTAATGTAGCCGCTGCCGCCGCAGAAGGATTAAACCCACAACAGATTATTAACGAAGTTGGTACTCTTCGATTTACTTCTCCAGCAGTTGTTTCAGAAGGTGCTCTTTCGTCTTTAGACCCAAATCAGGTTATTGTCTCAGGACAAACTGTTACAGGACAGCCTTTTGATTTAGCTACACTTGGAGCAGGTCTTTTTACTGCTCCTGTGGCTCCTGCTGTTTCTGTCGCGCCTGCGGTTGGTAATGTGCAAACCACAACGGTGGAAGGTACTAAAATTCAACCAGACACATCAGGACAAACTGTTGCAAGCGTTGTTCCTGCTTTAGTGGCTGCTGCTGCAACACCAACGGCTACAGCACCTCTTCAAACAACTACAGTAGAAGGAACAAAGGTAACTCAGCCTTCTTCTATGGCAGAAGTAGGAGGAGCAATTATCCCATCTCTTACCGCAGCCGTTCCGTCAGCAACTGAACAGGTTCAAGTAACAGGAACAAAAGCAACAACGCCTGATATTACAGTCCCTGCACTGTCTGCTGCATTGCCTGCAATTCCTGCTGCTGTTAAAGCAACACTTCCCGAGCCAGTCAAACCAAAAGAAGAAAGTTTATTTAAACCTTCTGACATCCTTAAGCTGTTGACCCTGCTTGGTGGAACTGCTGCGGCAGGAGCCGCCGGTGCTGGTACGATTCCTGTAGGAAGTATTCCTCCTTCAGACACGATGCTTGGAAGCACCACTCCGCAGTTTGGCCCGGACTACTATGCTGCGGTGCAACAATATTACAATGCCTATATGCCTGAAACGCCTCGTAACGTAGCAGGCCCGTTACAACAATGGTACGAAAATAAATACGGAGCTTAAATGGCAACGATCATCACCAAGAACAGTAGCACAGCCTCTTCCGTACCCGCCGCAGGTTCATTGCAGCAGGGCGAGTTGGCTGTCAACGTAACTGACAAGAAACTCTACACCAAGGATAGTAGCGCCGCTGTTGTCAAGTTGGTGGGTTCCTTGGGTAACCAAGAAGCCAATGCTGCTGCTATTACTGGTGGTACCATTAATAATACAGTTATTGGTGGGGCAACTCCATTAGTTATTACAGGGACAAACGTTACTGCTACCACAGGATTTAGTGGTACTTTAACTGGTAACGTAACCGGTAATGTGACTGGTAATCTAACTGGAAATGTTACTGGTAACGTAACTGGTAATGTTACTGGTAACGTAACAGCATCTACGGGTTCTTCTTCATTCAATAATGTGACCATTAATGGCACTTTAGACATGAATGCAGGAACTGCCGGGACTATTACAGGACTACCCACTCCGGTTAACTCAGGAGATGCAGCACCTAAGAGCTATGTTGACACGGCTATCGCCAATGTGATTGACTCTGCTCCGGCTGCTTTGGATACTCTTAACGAGTTAGCTGCTGCTCTGGGCGATGATGCTAACTTTGCTACCACTGTAACGAACTCTATCGCTACCAAGGTTAGCAAGGCTGGTGACAGCATGACCGGTGCCCTGGCTATGGGCAGCAACAAGATCACTGGTCTTGGTACGCCTACGGCTGGCACTGATGCTGCTACCAAGGACTATGTTGACACGCAGCGAGATACTCGTTTAGCCTTGACTGGCGGCACGATGACGGGTAACATCGTCATGGGTGCCAACAAGGTTACCAGCACTGCTACGCCTACTCTTGATGATGACTTAACTCGTAAGGGTTATGTTGATAGCATCCTGGGTTCTGCTACATCTGCGGCTACCTCGGCTTCTGCTGCGGCTACTTCAGCCACCAATGCTGCAACAAGTGCTTCTAGCGCATCCTCTTCTGCTACAAGTGCTACCAACAGTGCTAATAGTGCTGCGGCTTCGTTAGATTCTTTTGATGACCGCTATCTTGGCCCAAAGTCTGCGGCACCGACTCTTGATAATGACGGTAATGCTCTTCTTACTGGTGCTCTTTATTGGAATACTGTTTCCAATGTCATGCAGGTATGGAGTGGAACTGCTTGGATTACTTTTAATCCTGTAAATAATCCAGCAGATCAATCCGACATCGGCACTGCACCCAATAAGATTCCGCTGAATCAGTATCTCGGGAACTTGGCCTATCAGAATGCAAGCAGTATCGCCGGTCAGGTTGGTCTGTCAGCAGGTACGGCTGCGCTTCCTTCGCTTGTAGCGGCAACGGATACTGACACAGGCGTGTGGTTTCCGGCTGCGAATACGCTTGCTTTTAGCACGGGCGGATCGGAACGTGTACGAATGGTTACCGATGGTTTGCAGATGGTCAAATCAATCGGTCTTGGCAACACTGCGCCAAATTCATCTGGCGTAGGCATCACCTTCCCCGCCACGCAGTCTGCATCGTCTGACGCGAACACGTTGGATGATTATGAAGAAGGGACGTTTACGCCGACGGCATTTGGAGGCACAACTGCGGGGTCTACAACGTACTCAGCCCAATACGGTTTTTACACAAAAGTCGGTAGATTAGTTACCGTATCTTTTAGAGTTGCTTATTCTGCTTTGACAGGCACGGGCGCTTTGAAACTCGGTGGACTTCCTTTTGCATCAGGATCATCAGGTAACAATTTTTCAATTGGAACAGTGCTTGCAGATGGTTTGAATTGGTCGGCAGGAAGTCAAATTATTTCTCTTATTAACACCAATGTCTCTGCTATCGATATTTATTGTCAAGCAGATGATGCGGCAATTACTCAACAACAGTGTGTAAATGAGGGCGCTGATATTTATGTGACCATTACTTATTTCACTGCATAACCACGCCGGATAACTAGCGCGGTCAGATTCAACGAAAGGAAACATCATGCTCACCAAAGAAACCGTAGTCGATCAGATCACCGTCACCGAGAACGGCATCGTGCTGTTCCGCGAGGCCACTCGCATCCTTGAGGACGGTGCTGAGATCAGCAAAAAGTACCACCGCAGCAGTCTCACACCGGGGCAAGACATGACGGGTGTGCCTGCGAACGTGGCAGCGATCTGCAACGTGGCGTGGACGCCTGAGGTGGTGGCTGCTTATCAGGCGACTCAGGAAGCACAAGGAGCTTAACCATGGGCTTTTCAACCAACTTCCCCGCAATCAAGCCCTCGCTGCTGCTCGACTTCGCCAACACCAAGGCGCTCGACCCGCGCATCACCTTCACCCGAGCGACCACGGCCACCTACTACGACGGGGTGACGACGGCGATGGCGGAGCAAAACCTGCTGTTGTATTCGCAGGCGTTTGATGACGCAACTTGGGCGAAACTCGGCGGTAGCGCTACGGCAAATACAAGCGTGGCCCCTGATGGAACTACCACGGCAGAAACTCTGACCGCCAATGGCACAAACGGCATTCACGCCTTCAGGCAAACCCAAGCTGCATCTTCCGTAGGTAAAACCGTATCTGTGTACGCAAAAGCAGGAACAGGTACGCTAATGCAAATTTTGTTTGATGCCGATGTAGCACCGTTTGCAAATTTTGATTTGTCAGGCGGGACTGTCGGCACAGTTGGTTCTGGAGTAACCGCGTCAATAGTTGATGTTGGCAATGGGTGGTATCGCTGCGTTTGCACAACCACATCCACCATAGCAACAAACGTCTATTTCGCTTTATCAAATAGTTCGTCTGCCTCAAGGTATCCAAGTTATACAAGTTCAGACACGCTGTTGTTGTGGGGAGCGCAGGCAGAGAATCGTTCGTCTGTCACCGCCTACACCGCAACCACCACGCAGGCGATCACCAACTACATCCCGGTGCTGCTGACCGCTGCGGCTGGCGTGGCACGCTTCGATCACAACCCGATCACGGATGAGTCGCTGGGTCTGCTGATTGAGGAGCAGCGGACGAATTTGTTTACGCGCTCTGAGGAGTTTGACAATGCGGCTTGGACAAAGACCAATTCAAGCATTATTGCCAACACAATCATTGCGCCTGATGGGACGTTGACTGGTGACAAGGTGCTTGAAAATTCCACCAATACACAACATTTTGTCCGTCAGAATTTAACAGTGTCAGCCGCTGCTCACACGTTGTCGTTTTATGCAAAAGCGGCTGAAAGAACGGTGGCTTGGGCTTCTGTAGATGGTGGAAGTAACACGCGATGGTTTGATTTGTCTGCTGGCACAACTGGTGGATCAAGTGGTGGCTCTGGTTCATCAACAATCACGTTGGTCGGTAACGGTTGGTATCGTTGCACATACACCTATACGTTCTCTGGTACAAGTTCACCTACTTTTATTGGCCCCGCACTAAATTCGACAACTACGTCTTATGCTGGCGACAGTTTTAACGGCGTCTACATTTGGGGCGCTCAGTTCGAGGCCGGAGCCTTCGCCACCTCCTACATCCCCACCGTCGCGGCCCAAGTCACGCGCAACGCTGATGCGGCAAGCATGACGGGGACGAACTTCAGCAGTTGGTATAGCGCACCTGAGGGGACGGTGTACACAGAGTTTCAACTGACCTCTGGTAATGGGGCTGGTAACAACGCCAATATTGTTGCGCTTGAAGGTGCAGGCGGTTTGAACATGACAGTTCACCGCGATTCTGCTGCTGGCTGGCGTTATAGAACTAATTTGGCAAACCTAAACATTTCAGGTGTTTCAGATACTTTATCCAACAAGATTGTTTTTGCTTACGCCACTTCTAGCTACCCGTTTGTTGCTTCAGGCGGCGCTGTGCAACTTAATACCGGCGTTGGTGTAGCGCCTGTAACAACATCGCTTGTTATCGGCGGTGGAAGCAACTACGCATTGTCAAGAGCGATTAACGGCACCATCCGCAAGATCGCCTACTACCCCATCCGCGTCACCAACGCCCACTTGCAGGGCCTGACAACCGTTTAAGGAGGACACCATGTACACCGACCTATATCTGTCCTTCCCCGACGAGGCCGCTGCCAACGCGGTGCTGTACCGCATCGAGGGCGCTGTGCAGGCCAACGAAGAGATGGGCATCGAGGCCAAGGAAGGCTACCCGGTGGCCAACTTCGCCTGCATCGACGTGATCGGCGTGATCTACAAGCCAACGGGAGAGACCAACGAGCAGGACGGTCATGCCGTCCCCGTGATGGCTGCGATCCCTGGCTGGCACGTCAACGTGCGCCTGGTGGACGGCGAAGACGCCAGCAGCCTGCAACCGTATCAAGTCAATCCCGCAACACCTGTGCGAGTCTGGGCTTAAAGGAGATGTTGTGATTGATCCAGTGACAGCCTTCGGAGTAGCTGTTACGGCATTCAATACCGTACAGAAGCTGGTGAAGGCTGGCAAAGAAATAGAAAGTGTAGCGGGACAGCTTGGTAAATGGTACTCGGCTGTCCAATCTTTTAACGAAAGTGCTGCCAAAAAAGAACAAGACCTCAAGAAAGGCAAGTTTCTTGGTAAAGGATCAATTGAGCAGGAAGCATTAGACATCGTAATGCACCGCGAGCGACTGAAGAAGATGGAGTATGAACTCTATATTCTTATCGCAGGTGTATACGGACAAGAAGCCTATCAGTCAATGATGGCTGAACGCACTAAGATCAAAAGACAGCGAGAGCAAGCAGTAAAGATTGCAAAACGTCGGAAACAAGAGATGATTACCAACGGTTTGTATTTGTTTGCTATTGCTTTCCTTCTTGTGCTCTGTTACCACATGTACGAATACTTAGCGAGGAACATATGATGAAGAAGCCTAACAAAGTTGAGAAAGTTATGCGTGAGTACAAGGAAGGTACTCTGCACAGTGGCAAGAAAGGCCCAGTTGTCAAGAGCCGTAAGCAGGCTGTAGCAATCGCTCTTTCGGAAGCGAATATGTCCAAGAAGAAGGCTAAGAAGTAACATGGATGCAGGCTTCAACGAGGATTTGAAACGTATCGAAAGCAAAGTAGACAAACTAACCGATGCTGTGACTCGTCTGATCCTCGTTGAAGAGCGTCAGACTGCTCAAGGTGTTCGGATTGACGACCTTGAGGAAAAGACAGAAGAACTTGATAAGAGCATTACCAGAGTAGATCGTAAGGTTGAACGGTGGGTAAACATGGGCATGGGTGCTTGGGCTGTCGTAGCTACATTGTTTATGATCTTCCAGTTTGTTGTAAAAGCACAACACTAGTGCAGACACCTATTGACAAGTTTTTCTACTTCTAGTACAATGATTACTTATAAAGACACCAAGGAAAACTAATGGCAACAACTTATTTACAACTTGTTAACAATGTCCTTATAAGACTTAGGGAAACAGAAGTTTCATCTGTTGGTGATACTCCTTATAGTTCTTTGATCGGTGTCTTAGTCAATGACGCAAAGCGTGAAATTGAAGACGCCTACTCATGGAATGCTTTAAGTCAAACGATTGTCGTACCTACTGTCTCTGGACAACAGGCATACACATTGACAGGTTCTGGTCAACGGTTTAAGGTTGACATGGTTATGAACGAGACTGAAGATGTCCCGATGTATCAGGTGTCTCCTGACTGGTTGGATACACAGTATTATCTTGCTGATGTCCAGAATGCTGCTCCGATCTACTATGCCTTTGACGGTGTAAGCAACGACGACAATGTTGTCCGTGTCTGGCCACAGCCTGATGCGGTCTATTCCCTCCGGTTTAATCTGAACATTCCTCAGACTGACCTGTCTGCTAACGGTGACTTGATTAAAGTCCCTCCTCACTTGGTTCAGATGTTAGCATACGCTAACGCTGTTGCTGAACGAGGTGAAGATGGTGGACAGTCTTTCAGTGAATTATATCAGAAGTATCGTCTTGCACTGTCAGACGCTATTGCTCTTGAAGCTAACCGGTACGATGAACAAGTAACCTGGACGAGTGTATAATGGTAGCAAAGCTGTTAACCACTTCTATCGCTGCTCCGGGTTTCTACGGCCTTAATACGCAGGACTCGGTGGTTTCACTTGAATCAGGCTTTGCTACTGTTGCTACGAATTGTGTGATTGACAAGTTTGGTCGTATCGGTGCTCGTAAAGGCTGGAGTCCTACGCATACGACCAACACTGACTTAGGCTCAAATGCTGTCAAGGCTATCGGTGAGTTGATTGCTGCTGACGGTACTTCGTACACGATTGCTGCTGGTAACAACAAGCTGTTCAGGCTTAATGGCGGTACACTGACGATGTTGACCTACGGCGGCGGAGGAACTGCTCCGACGATCACTGACAGCAACTGGCAGATGGCTGCTCTGAACGGTATCCTGTACATGTACCAGTCTGGACACGATCCTCTGATCTTTGATCCTGCTGTGTCAACCACAACTTATCGAAGAGTGTCGGAGAAGACTGGATATGTTGGAACTGTAACCCACAACAACTGCGTAATCAGTGCTTATGGTCGTACATGGTCAGCCAATAACACATCTAGTAAGACGGTTATTCAGTTCTCCGATCTGCTTGCTGGTTTCGTGTTATCGACAGGCACTGCTGGAACGCTGGATATTGCAGAAATATGGCCTGCTGGTGCCGACGAAATCATTGCTCTAGCAGCCCACAACGGCTTCCTGATCGTCTTTGGTCGTAGACAGATTCTGATCTACGCTAACGCTCAAGACCCTGCCGGACTGACGCTGCAAGACACGATCACAGGTGTTGGCTGCTTTGCACGAGACTCTGTGGTAGCCACCGGCTCAGATGTGTACTTCCTGTCTGATAGCGGTGTCAAGTCGCTGTCACGGGTGATCCAGGAGAAGTCTTCGCCGATGCGCGACATCAGCGCAAATGTGCGTGACGATGTTGTAGCTGCGATGGCTCTGGAGACTGCCGCAGGCATCAAGGCAACACACTCAGACAAGGAAGGTTTCTATCTGATTACTTTCCCTGTCACCGGAATTACTTTCTGCTTTGACCTTCGGATGCTGCTGCCTAACGGTGCAAGCAGGGCTACGACGTGGGATGGAAATGTACCAACAGCTTTCTGCTACAAACAGAACAAAGACCTTCTGTTGGGCAAGCCCGGATATGTCGGTAAGTATGACACTTATCGTGATAATGTTGATACTTATGTAATGAGATACTACACCAACTACTTTGACTTCGGTGTGCCCACGGCACTGAAGATTATGAAGAAGGTTGGAATCACAACTATCGGTGGACAGGGTTATCCTGTGGTGCTGAAGTTCGGTTATGACTACAGCGACATTCTGAACAGCCGTCAGTTCAACCTGTCAAACGCTGCTGTTGCAGAATACAACATCGCCGAGTACAATATCGGTGAATACGGTGGATCAGCTTTCGACAACAAGGTAATCAATATTGGTGGTGCTGGTAAGGTTATTCAGCTAGGTTTTGAAACCACTGTGAATACTCGACCTGTATCGCTTCAAAAGATTGATGTCTTTACCAAAGTAGGAAAAACGAGGTAACTAAGTGTCTAATTATACCAAAACTACTAACTTTGCTATTAAAGACGGTCTTGTGTCGGGCAATCCTTCCAAGATCATCAAGGGCACGGAAATCGACACAGAGTACAATAACATTGCCTCTGCCGTTTCCTCTAAGCCTGACGCTAACAATGGAACGCATACGGGAACCACAACGATGGCTAATCTAACATTGTCTGGTACATTCTCTGGTACCATTGATGGAGGTACCTACTAATGGCTATTGATTATACCGGCCTTTTAAGCGGTCTTATCAGTACCGCAGGCAACATCTATGCTTCAAATCAGGCTGCTAGTGGGGCACAACAGGCTGCTCAACAAGCAGCGCAGCAGGCACAGTTCCGCCCTGTGGGCGTTACCACCCGCTTTGGTCGTAGCGGCTTCCAGTACGGCCCTGATGGTCGCCTGATCGGCGCTGGCTACCAAGTGGCTCCTGATGTGGCTGCTATGCGTGAGGCTTTGCTAGGTATCTCCGGCGGAGCACTGCAACAGGCACAGCAGCAGCAAGCCATGCAACAGCAGGTCAACCAAGCTGCTCAAGGCTTGTTTGGCTTAGGACAGCAGTACGTTGCACAGACTCCGCAGCAAGCTGCACAGCAGTATGTTGCACAGCAGCAAGAACTGTTGGCTCCGTTGGATGAGCGTGCCTTGGCACAGTTGCAGACGCAACAGTTTCGTCGCGGCACTGGCGGCCTTGCGATGGGCGCTACTGGCGTCACTCCGATGGGTGCCCCTGGTCTGCGTGCTGCTAACCCAGCAATGGAAGCCTTCTACAACGCACAGCAGCAGCGTAACGCTCAGTTGGCTGCTCAGGCACAACAGGCAGGACAACAACAGGTCGCCTTCGGTCAAGGCTTGCTTGGCGGTGCTCTGAACCTTCAGCGTGGTGGTTACGGTGCTCAGGAAGCTGCTTTGGCTCCGTTCAGCACTGGCTTCCAACAGGCTACTGGTGTTGAACAGGTCGGTATGCAGCCGTTAAGCACCGGTGCTCAGTTAGGAGCAGGCAACACCGCTGCTGCACAGATGTTACAGCAAGGCCTGAATACCGCTAATCAATTGACAGCAAACCGTAACACGGCTGTTGTCGGTGCTTTGTCTGATCCGGTTGCTCAGTTAATCGGTAAACTGTTTGGAGGCTAATAATGGCTGATGGAATGATGGGTAATCCTTACCTTGGTCTTCTCAATGCTGGGCTTAGTCCTGAACAGGCTCAGGCTGAAGTTGATCGTCAACGCGCCATGCAGTTTGCTAACATGAATCCGCAGTCCCGGATTGCTGCTGGCATCTACGGTGGGCTTACTCAAGCCTCCCGTGCTCTTGGTTCCCGTGATCCGATGCTTGAGCAGGCTTCGCAGTTGCGTCAGTTGGCACAGCAGTTTGACACCACGACTGCTGAAGGCATGATGCAGTATGCTAATGCTCTGCGACAGATCAATCCGCAGGCCGCACAGCAGGCTGCTATGGAGGCGCAGAAGATGATGCAACAGCAGGCTATCCTTGGCAAGACTCGCGCAGAGCAGGCCAAGGCTATGGCTGGCGAGGAAGAAATTCGTGCTAGGACTGTTGCTTCTGAGCGTAAAGTTGCACAAGATGAGGAACTACGCAATCAATTAGCTGCCTTACCTGAAACAGCAACTAATGAAGATTTCTTGCGTGTTGCACGCAGGTTCGGTAATCCGGACACGATCATCAAGAGTATTGAAACTTCTCAAACAGCAAAAGCAAAATTAGACGCAGATGCTGAGCTGAAGCGTGAACGGATGGCGTTTGAAGAGCGTATGCGGCAAAGAGATGTTGATCTTCGTCGTGAGCTTGCCAGTATGCGTCAAAGTGGCGAAAAAACAAAACTACCACTCCCGACGGCTACAGATCGTAACCGTCTTGCAGTAGCCCGTGACACTGTTATTCAAACGCAAGGCACGATTGACCAAATTGATAAGTATTCTAAGATGATTGAAGACGGTGATCTGTCTTTCAGTTTACTTAGTAATCTGGCTTCATCTGGTCGTGTGGCTGCTGGTGTCGCTCGTGATACTGATGTAAACAAGCAAGACTTTAACCGCTTTGTTTTAGGTGCTGCTAATGCCTTGTTGTTGCAGGCTAAGGGCACACAGACTGAAGGTGACGCACAACGTGCGCGGGATCAGGTTGTTGATGCTTTAGCCAAGAACGATAATAAGACTGTTAAAAGTGCTTTGACCGAACTGCGTTCTGTTATTGAACGTACCCGTAAATCTGCCGAGTTGACTATCGAAGATTTCAACGAAAGTTTCGGAACTTCTAAGGCAATTCCAGGCACTCCTGCTCCTACTCCTCGACAGCCTGCTGCCGGAGGAAAGAGAACCATCACACTGCCTTCAGGAGCAGTTGTTACAGTAGAGGGTTAATATGCCAAAGTATACCATCAACGGTGTTGTTTTTAACTCTGACAGAGAACTTACAACCGAAGACTTAGAAGCCTTGGCTGCACAGACGGCACCTGCACAGGCTCCAAAGACTCAGCAAGAAGCACCGTCTAATAGATGGAATCGGCCTGATAGTCAAATTATCACCGAGGAACTGCTCAAGAGCATGCCTGCCCGTCTTATCCGTGGTGCTGTTGTTGATCCTGCTCTTGGTCTTGCTCAATTAGCCACTGGTGGTCAGTCACAGGCTGTTAACAGGGCTATTGATGTTGTAGCACAAGCAACTAAGCCAGATGGGCTAGATGTTGCTGGTTTTACTGGTGCTGTTTTGTCCCCGTTCAACAAACTGGCCCTTGGTGTCTCTGGAAGGCCCGTAACAAGTGCTGCCGCTATTGGCGCACAGCAGGGCTTGATCCAGGGTGTTGAGGGTGCCGGTGACATGACCGGAGGAGAGTTTGCTACCAACAAAGCACTCCAAGCCGCTGTTGGTGGTATTCTTGGTACAGGCTTTGAAGTCGGTGTTAAGGGCGTAGAGAAGCTGGCAAAAGTTTCTCGTGGCCTTACTGGAGCAGGGCGTGATCGTGCCGTACAGGAGTATTTAAACAGTCTTGCTGGCCCTGAGCGTGATGCTGTCATTAAGGCTCTCCAAGACTCTAAGGAAATTGTAACTGGCTCTCGTCCGACTGCTGCTGAAGCTATTTCTGATATTCCTTCTGCTGCCGAACTTATGGCATTGCAGCAAAAGGTAAAGTCACAGTTCGGTGGGCCTCAGTCAGCCTTTGCAAAGCGCGAGGCTGAACAACAAGCAGCCCGTGAGCGTGCAATTACCAATATCGCAGGTACTCCTGAGCAACGCAAGGCTATATTAGCTCGTCGTGATCGTGAGACTGCCAGGATGCGTGAAGATGCCCTGAGGCAGACGGATGTTGCTGGCGACATTATTGGTAAACTTGAGAAAGATATTTCCGATAAGTTTAACAGTATCGCGGCTGCTGAGCAGACTGCTGGAAAACTTAGTATAGTTATAGAGCCGTGGGCGACTGTAGCAGCTCAGGGACGTCCTGGATGGTTAACAGCCGGACAAATTTCTTCAGATGCAAAGAAAGGAGTTGTTGCCTATAAAGATGTCGCAGCGCAGAAACGGGCAGAAGCAAAAATGAAGATGCTTCAAAAAGACAGCCTTGAGCAAAACGGTTTTTATCCGTTACGGGCACAGGACTTGATTGACCAAATGGAATCTGCTGCTCGTGGCTCTAATAACGATGTTGTAAAACAGATTCTGCGGGAAACTTCTGATAAGATTCGTTCTAAGGCAGACGAAAACGGCATCGTAAGCAGTCGTGATATGTACGAGAACATTCGTAAAGAATTGAATCGAGACATTATTGCAGCTTTGAATAAGGTTGGCAAGGCACCGTTACAAGGCGGACTAGAGAAGCAAGAAGCTGCGGTTGCTGGAAATATCAAGAAGTTTATTGATTCCGCTTTTGATAGGTCTTCTGATGGTCTGTGGAGCAAGTACTTGAATACCTACGCTAACTACAGCCGTAAGGTTGATCGTATGCGTGTGGGACAAGAACTGGCAGACAGTTTGAAGACGAAACTCGACGCTGAAGCAGCTGGTGTTTTTGCTGATGCTGTGAATAACGCCACTAGAACCATCAAGCGTGCCGGTACTGACATCCCTCGCTATGAGCGTCTTAATCAGTTGATGACTCCTACCGAGATGTCAACCATTAATTCTGTTCGTGCTGATCTTATTCGTAAGGCTCGTGCAGAAGAGCGTGCTAAGGGTGCCGGAGCAGCCCCTGAAGTTCAGGAAGGGGCACGACTGCCTCAGTTCCTGTCTGCTACGTTTACGGTGATGAACAATGCACTGGATGCGCTTCAGCGTGGAAACAAAGGTGAGTTTAATCGCAAGATGACTCAGCTTATGCTTGATCCTCCTGCTATGGCAGAGTTTATGACTAAGAACATCCCGCCTAGCAAGATGACTGAGTTTGTCAAGAGCATGGTTTCTGGCATGGATGAGCGTACTCGTCAAGCCTTTACCAGTGCATTCCTTGTCCCAAGCATGGCCCAAGCGTTAGGAGAGCAGTAATGTTTGAAATGCTAGGAGGCGGTCTTCTAGGTAGTATCTTCGGTGGCCTGTTCCGGCTGGCCCCGGAGGTACTGAAGTGGCTTGACCGCAAAGATGAACGAAGCCACGAACTGAAGATGTTTTCTCTTCAGACTGACCTAGAGAAGATGCGCGGTGAGTACCGCATGGAAGAGAAGTATATTGACTTTAGCAAGGCCAATGTAGACGCTATCGGAGAAGCATTCAAGCAGCAAGCCGAAGCCGATAAGAAGGCTTACAAGTGGGTTGCTTCCATCTCTGCTCTGGTTCGTCCCGGTATCACTTGGTTGCTCTTTGGTCTGTATACGGCTGTCAAGATCGTCACCATCATGTATGCTGTCAATAGTGGTTTACCCGCTATCCAGGTCATGCAAGAAATCTGGACTGCTGATGACTTCAGTATGCTGATGATGATTCTGACGTTCTGGTTCCTTGGTCGGAGCATTGAGAAACGTGAACCCCGCAATTGAACTATGTAAGAATGTTCTAGTCAAGCCCTTTGAAGGATGCGCTAAGGTTCTGCCTGACGGTAGAGTCAAAGCGTATCCTGATCCGGGCACAGGCGGACACCCATGGACTATCGGCTATGGCTCTACTGGCCCTGACATCAATCCAGACACAATCTGGACTATGGAGCAGTGCGAGAAGGGCTTAGACGAGCACATGGAGTACTTCTATGTGGGTGTTATGAAGCTCTGCCCCGGTCTGAAGGATGAGCCACCCAGGCGACAGGCTGCTGTGCTGTCATGGGCCTACAACTGTGGACTGGGTAACCTTCGTATCAGTACCTTCAGGAAGAGGATCAACGAGAAGAACTGGGAAGAGGCTGCGCTGGAGTGTCTCAAGTGGGACAAAGCAGCCGGTAGAGTGCTCAGAGGATTGACTAGAAGGAGACAGGCAGAAAGCCTGCTGTTGAAATAATTAAGCCCCTGTCAAGGAACCTTAAATGGAACCTTGCAGGGGCTTTTTTTATTCCGTGAAGAAATCTCCGATCAGGATTTCAATGAACGGTATCTTTATGATTAGGCCAACAAAGCAAACAACTTCTTCTTTGCCTTCCTCGTCTAGCATACAGTACCGATTGATCTCATTGTGCTCGATGTCGAAGCCGATACCGAGCCTGAACTGTAGGATGAAGTTCACGGTAGTTCGCAGGCTCCAGCCGTGCAGGCCAAAGTCTGTGCTCCTTCTACATTGTCAGTCCTTTCAATGAAAGCATCCCAGTCAATCCCCGCAGGCATTGCAGCCTTTAGGCGTTCGTACTCCGCACTGTCGATCTCCTCATACGGTGCCTGTCGATAGGTTCCTCCGTCCATCGGCAGGAAAGACACGCCAGTGATCTTGTCAAAGTTGTCCCACACCCAAGCACCAACCTTAGGCCACTCTTGCTCCTTGACAGAGATGGTTACAGAAGGCTTGTGCTCACAGTAGTGTTCCTGATACAACAGCCATAGACGCAGATGCTTGATAGCATCCAAGTCCTCACGCAGCACAGCACCGTCAGCCACAGCCACAGGGAAGCTGAACACTGTCGTGCTGTCAGACTTATAGAAGTCAGGCTCTGCTGGGAACCCTTGAGACTTCAAGAAGTCAGTGAGAGGGTCTTTGTTATCAGAACGAACCCGACGAATATAATACTTAGCGTGTTGAGGATGAATACCACTAGCAGTGCCCGTGAGCTGGGAGACTGTACCCTCAGGTTTGATAGCTGTGATAGCAACACTCCGGTTGATACCGATAGCGTCAGCCATAACAGCATTAGTGTGAACAGCATGAGTTTTCAACTTCTCCAAAAGGT